GTTCACAGACAAGGTGGTACCCATATCGGTTAATTACCCCTTCTTTTTCAAGCCGACCCAGGACGGTATGGACCGTCCAAAGACCGAACTTGCCTACCGTGTACCAGCCTCAAAGTTCACCCGTAGAAAGCTCACCGCTGCCAACGACGAAACCGAGGACGAATTACAGGGATTGGACACCACAATCGACTGGAAGAACACGGGTGATAACTCCTACGACGGTGAGAAACTCAAACTCCTCGTCCACGATGAGAGCGGTAAATGGGAAAAGCCGAACAACATCCTCAACAACTGGCGTGTTACGAAAACAACGTTAAGATTAGGTAGTAGAGTTATAGGTAAGTGTATGATGGGATCAACATCAAACGCTTTAGATAAAGGTGGTAGAAACTTTAAAAAACTTTATGATGACTCAGATGTTACAAAAAGAAACGCCAACGGACAGACTCGTAGCGGATTATATTCTTTGTTCATACCTATGGAATGGAATTACGAAGGATACATTGATTCTTATGGCTTACCTGTCTTCGACACACCAAAAACACCTATTGAAGGACCGCATGGTGAAAAAATAAAATTAGGTGTTATTGAGTATTGGCAAAACGAAGTAGAAGGTTTAAAAAATGATCAAGACGGTTTAAACGAATATTATAGACAATTTCCAAGAACTGAAAAACACGCTTTCAGAGATGAGTCTAAAGAGTCTTTATTTAATTTGACTAAAATATATCAACAGATAGATTTTAATGAAGATTCTAAAAACGAATTAGCAATAACAACTGGTAGTTTTCAATGGGAAGATAGTAAAAAAGACACTAGAGTTATATTTATACCAAATAAAAACGGTAGATTTAAAATAACTTGGGTTCCATCTGTTGAACTTCAAAATATAAGATACATTAAAAACGGTATTAACTATCCTGGTAATGAACATTTAGGTGCTTTTGGGTGTGATCCTTATGATATATCAGGTACTGTAGATGGTAGAGGTTCCAAAGGATCTTTACATGGTTTGACTAAGTTTAGTATGGAAAATGTACCACCTAATCATTTTTTTCTAGAATATATAGCTAGACCTCAAACAGCTGAAATATTTTTTGAAGATGTTCTTATGGCTTGTGTGTTTTACGGTATGCCAATATTAGTAGAAAATAATAAACCTAGACTTTTGTATCATTTTAAACGTAGAGGTTATAGAGGTTTTGCAATGAATAGACCAGATAGAAAAAGAAACAAATTATCTGTAACAGAAAGAGAAATAGGTGGGATACCAAATTCTAGCGAAGATATAAAACAAGCACACGCTGCGGCTATAGAAACATATATAGAACACTTTGTTGGGTTAAGAGAAAATGGATATGGAGATATGTATTTTCAAAGAACACTAGAGGATTGGGCTACTTTTAATATTAATAATAGAACTAAGCATGATGCTTCTATTAGTACTGGTTTAGCGTTAATGGCGTGTAACAAACATAGATACATGCCTCAAGCTAAAAGAGAATTAAAATCTGTAGATCTAGGTTTTAAAAAATATGATAACAAAGGAACTACATCAAAAATTATAAGTTAAATGAATATATATACTAACACTAACAGCGCTTTTCCTAGCCAAGTAGTAAGTACTGCTGAAAAAAGTAGTATAGAATACGGTCGTCAAGTTGCACAAGCAATAGAACAGGAGTGGTTTTCTCAGGGAAGAACTAATGGTAATAGATATTTAACTAATTGGAATAACTTTCACCAACTGCGTCAATACGCTAGAGGCGAGCAATCGATACAAAAATATAAAGATGAATTATCTATAAATGGTGATTTGTCTTATCTTAATTTAGACTGGAAACCAGTTCCTATATTATCTAAATTTGTAGATATTGTGGTTAATGGTATTTCTTCTAAAAGCTATGATATTAAAGCTTATGCTCAAGATCCTGTATCTGTAAAGAAAAGAACTGAATATGCTTCAAGACTACAAGAAGATATGGTTGCTAACGAATACTTATCTTCTTTAAAACAAACTTTAGGTGTTGATTTATATCAAGCTCCTAATAAAAGTGTAATACCAGAATCAGCTGAAGAACTTGAATTACACATGCAGTTATCTTACAAGCAAAGTGTTGAAATAGCTGAAGAAGAAGCTATATCTGCTATATTTGCTCAAAATAAATATGATTTAATCAGACGTAGATTAAACATGGACTTAACAGTATGTGGTATTGCAGCTGCTAAAACAGGTTTTAATACAGCTGAAGGAGTTACAGTTGATTATGTAGATCCAGCTTATATGGTTTATTCATACACAGAAGATCCTAATTTTGAAGATATATACTATGTAGGTGAGTTAAAAGCTATAACAATACCAGAACTTAAAAAAGAGTTTCCTGATATTTCAGAAGAAGAACTTAAAAGAATACAAGCAATGCCTGGTAATAAATCATATGTTACAGGTTGGGGTGATTATGACGAAAATACAGTTCAAGTATTATACTTTGATTATAAAACATATCATAATCAAGTATTTAAAATAAAGAAAACTGATCAAGGATTAATGAAAGCTATAGAAAAGCCAGATACATTTAATCCACCAGAAAATGATAATTTTGAAACTGTTTCAAGGTCTATTGAAGTATTATATAGTGGTGCTAAAGTATTAGGAACTAATACATTGTTAAAATGGGAGCTTGCTGAAAATATGTCAAGACCTTATGCTGATACTACTAAAGTTGAAATGAATTACGCTATATGCGCGCCTAGAATATATAAAGGTAGAATAGAAAGCTTAGTAAGTAAATGTGTTGGTTTTGCTGATATGATACAATTAACGCATTTAAAATTACAACAGGTTTTATCTCGAATGGTACCAGATGGTGTGTATTTAGATATGGACGGTTTAGCTGAAGTTGATTTAGGCAATGGAACAAATTATAATCCGGCTGAAGCATTAAACATGTATTTTCAAACAGGTTCTATTGTAGGTAGGTCTATGACTCAAGATGGAGATTTTAATCATGGTAAAGTCCCTATTCAAGAATTAAATTCATCTGCTGGAGGTGCTAAAATACAAAGTTTAATACAAACTTATCAGTATTATTTACAAATGATACGTGATGTAACCGGTCTTAATGAAGCCAGAGATGGCACTACTCCAGACAAATCAACACTTGTAGGTTTACAAAAACTAGCAGCTAATGCATCAAATGTAGCTACAAGACATATTAAACAATCTGGTTTATATTTAACATTAAGATTAGCTGAAAACATTGCTTTAAAAGTTTCTGATGCTTTAGAGTTTCCATTGACTAGAGAGTCGTTAGAAAATTCTATATCAACTTATAACGTTAAAACACTACAGCAAGTAAGTAATTTAAATTTACATGACTTTGGTATTTATTTAGAATTAGAACCAGACGAAGAAGAACAAGCTAAGTTAGAAGAAAATATACAAGTAGCTCTACAGTCTGGAGGTATTGATCTTGAAGACGCTATAGATTTAAGACAAATTAAAAATCTTAAATTAGCTAATCAAATGCTTAAAATAAAACGTAAGCAAAAAATGATTAAAGATCAAGAAAATCAACAAGCTAATATTCAAGCTCAAGCGGCTGCCCAAGCTGAAACAGCTGAAAAAACAGCTATGGCAGAAGTTCAAAAACAAGAAGCTATATCTGGAGCAAATGTTCAATATGAACAAGCTAAAAATCAAATGGAAATTGAACGTATGCAAATTGCTGCTCAAATAGAGCAACAAAAACTACAAACTCAGTTTCAATACGACATGCAGCTTAAACAAATGGATGTTCAAGCAATGCAACAAAAAGAACAGTCTATAGAAGACCGTAAAGATAAAAGAACTAAAATACAAGCAACACAACAAAGTGAAATGATAAGCCAGAGAAATAATGAAACAGGCCCTATCAACTTTGAAAACGAAAATACATTACAACCTTTTCCAACGGTTAATTAAACTGTATTACTAATTATTTAATTATATTATATTATGTCAGAAACAAAAACAAATGAACCTGTTAAACAGGAAGGTGAGTTTAGTTTAAAAGGTAAAAAAACAAAACCAAAACAACTAACTCAAAAAGAAGGTGAAACAATAAAAGTGTCTATGAAAGAGCCACTTATAGAAGTTGAAGATCCTATAAAAAAAGTAGTAATCCCAAAACAAGAAGAAGATGCCATTCAAATCGGAGAAACAGAGAAGGTATCTGTGGAAAAACCATCCGGAGATAGCACAGAGGTGGGAGAACCTGTACAAGAGTCCAACGAGACTATTGAAGGGTTTTCTCCGATCAAAGAAGTAACTGAAGAAGAAGTTAAACAAGTTGAAAATGAAGTTAAAGAAGCTATAAGAGATGAAAAAGTATTAGGCAAACCATTACCTGAAAACATCGAAAAGCTTGTTAGCTTTATGGAAGAAACTGGTGGTACAATAGAGGATTACACTCGTTTAAATGCTGATTACTCATCAATAGATGATAAGGCATTATTAAAAGAATATTACAAAAAAAATAAACCTTATTTAGAAAATGAGGATATAGATCTTTTATTAGAAGATTTTTCTATTGATGAAGATCTAGATGAACCAAAAGAAATTCGCAAGAAAAAAATTGCGTATAAAGAAGAGGTTGCAAAAGCTAAAAGCTATTTAGAGGACTTGAAAACTAAATATTACGACGAAATCAAGTTGAGACCCGGAGTAAATCAAGAACAACAAAAAGCTATTGACTTTTTCAATCGATATAACAAGCAACAAGAATTAGCTGAACAACAACACGAAGTTTTTAAACAAAGTACTGAAAAATTATTTAATGACGGATTCGAAGGTTTCGATATTAAAGTTGGAGATAAAAAATATAAGTACAATATTCAAAACAAACAAAGTGTAGCTGAAAACCAATCTAACATAAATAACCTAATCGGGAAGTTCCTAGATACTAAAGGTAATATTGTTGATACGAAAGGTTATCATAAAGCTATTTATGCTGCTGAAAATGTAGATAAAATTGCTGCTCATTTTTATGAACAAGGCAAGGCAGATGCGGTTAAAGAAGTGGTTGGAAAATCAAAAAATTTAACTGACTCAAAAGCTCGCTCTTCTCAGGGTGAGGTTTATTTAAATGGCCTTAAAGTAAGATCAATTAGTGGTGCTGATTCTACAAAACTTAAAATTAAAACAAGAAAATTTAACTAATTAAAAATTATTTATCATGAGTTTATCTCCACAATTTGGAGGGTTAATCCCTTCTCAAACTCAGGAAATATTAAATAGCAACTACCTACAATTTAATGGTGGTGGTGGTGCTGGCGATACAAACACTTTTGCTCAGCAATATTTACCTGAAGTTTATGAACAAGAAGTAGAGCGTTATGGGAACAGAACGTTATCTGGATTCTTAAGAATGGTTGGCGCTGAAATGCCAATGACATCTGATCAAGTTATTTGGTCTGAACAAAATAGATTACACATCGCTTACACAGGCGTTGGTGTTGCTGCTGGACCTGCTGGAACGCAAACAGCTGTAACTTTACCAGCTGCACAAGCTAATGTTGTTTCTATAAATGACACTGTTGTTATTTTAGATCCTGTTACTGGTTCTGAAGCTAAAGCTATTGTTACTGATTCTGGTGCTTACGCAAATTCTGGACTTGGTGCTCAAGTTCTTACTGTACAAACTTTTGACAATGTAGCTCTTATAGCTGGTAACGGATGGTCTGTAGCTACAGATAAAAAGTTATTTGTATATGGTTCTGATTATAGAAAAGGTGAAAGTACTTCTGGAGCATTTGCTGCAGGTGGTCTTAACCAAGCTAGAATATCTGTTGAACCTCAGTTAACTCAATACTCTAACTCACCAATTATCCTAAGAAACCAATACGTAGTATCTGGATCTGATATGGCTCAAATCGGTTGGGTTGAAGTTGCTACTGAAGATGGAACTTCTGGATATTTATGGTACTTAAAAGCTGAGTCTGAAACAAGACTACGTTTTGAAGATTACCTAGAAATGTCTATGGTAGAAGCTGAATTTAACCAAGTTGGTGGTGCTGCAGGAATTGCTGCTAGCCCAGGATCAGAAGGTTTATTCGCTGCTATTCAAGCAAGAGGTAATGTACAATCTGGATTTACAGCTGCTGCTGGTTTAGATGAGTTTGATGCTATTCTTAAAAACTTAGATACTCAAGGTGCTATTGAAGAAAACATGCTTTTCTTACAGAGACAAACTGCTCTTGATTTTGACGATATGCTAGCAAGCATTTCTGGTGGATACGCTGGAGGAACTGCTTTTGGTTTATTTGAAAACTCAGAAGAAATGGCTCTTAACCTTGGATTCTCAGGATTTAGAAGAGGTTCTTATGACTTTTACAAAACTGATTGGAAATACTTAAACGATGCTTCAACTCGTGGAGCTATCAATGGTATTAATTCAATTGAAGGTGTATTAGTACCTGCTGGAACTTCTACTGTATATGACCAAGTATTAGGAACTAACATCCGTAGACCTTTCTTACACGTACGTTATAGAGCTTCACAAGCTGACGACAGAAGAATGTTAACTTCCTATCTGAAAGATGTTTAGTAACTCAAGCTGCTAACAACTTTGTACTATTCAAAGGAATCTAACTATCACACAAGTAATTTTTACCCTCGTTATATAAACGGGGGTAATTGTTACTTTTATTAACTATTTAATTATATTATATTATGGCTAAAAAAGCTACAGCAGAAAAAACTGTTGAGGTTGCACCTCAGGAAGTGGTTACAAAAACACCACCAAAACCAACAAAACCTAGTTGGGAAATCAAAGATAGAATTTATTATTTAAAAGGAAATAAAACACCTTTAACTCATACCATACCCGGTAAGCATACAAAAAAACACTCTTTATTATATTTTGACAAAGATTCAGGTAAACAAAGAGAACTTAGGTATGCTACTAATCAAGATTCACCATTAGTTGATGAACAAAAAGGTGAATGTACAATGGGTCATATAGTTTTTAAAGATGGAAAAATAATTGTAGATAAAACTAAGCAAAATTTACAAAAATTACTATCTTTATATCACCCTTTAAAAGGAAAAGTATATGAAGAATTTAGTGCTTTAGAGCAAGCTGAAGATGAATTAGATATTTTAGATCTTCAAATTGATGCTTTAAATGCAGCTAGAAATATGGATATAGATTTTGCAGAAGCTATATTAAGAGTAGAAAAAGGATCTGCGGTGAATAATATGAGCTCTAAAGAACTTAAAAGAGATTTAATGTTATTTGCTAAAAATAATCCAGCTCTTTTTATAAATCTAGCTAATGACGATAATGTTCAGCTTAGAAATTTTGCTATTAGAGCAACAGAAGCTAATATTATAAAATTATCAGGTGATCAAAGATCTTTTACATGGGGATCAAATGGTAGAAAACTAATGAACGTACCTTTTGATGAAAATCCATATTCAGCTTTTGCCGCTTGGCTTAAAACTGATGAAGGTGTAGAGGTTTATAGATCTATAGATAAAAAACTATAAAAACATGTAATACTAATAAAAGGCGGTTTCGGCCGCCTTTTTAGTATAAAAATATTTAAAATGGCAGTAAACGTAGATCAAGTATACAAAACAGTCTTATTAATAACAAATAAAGAACAAAGAGGTTATCTAACTCCAAGTGAGTTTAATAGATTAGCAACACAAGTTCAATTAGAAATAATAGACACTTATTTTGAAACTATTAATCAACAAACACGTGTATTGCAAAATGAAACAGAATATGCTAATAGACTTAAAAATGCTCAAGAACAATTAGACATATTTAAAAGAATAGGCGATTGCGCTTATACAGCTCCTACCGCAACCACTCCAGGTTATTTTAGTGTTCCAGCTTCTTCAGGAACACCTAGCGGCGTACAAAACTTTACAACAGTTAGTACCCAATCAGTATACACTCTAACAACTATAACTCAAACACAAGTAGATATTAGTAACGTAATAGTAACTTATTTAGGTGTTGTTTATCCTGCTAATAACTATTCTATAATAGGTGGACAACTAACGCTTTTAGCTGGTAATTTACCTGCTGGTGCTGCTAATAATTTAGTTATAACATTATATCCTAATGATTTTTATAAATTAGGAACTGTTTTATATAGAGACGATAGAGAAGTAGAGCCGATACAAAGAAACAAGCTTGCACAATTAAACATGTCTCCTATTAGCAAACCTACAGATTATTTTCCAGTTTATTTGTATGAAAATAAACAAATAATAATACATCCGCAAACAATTTCAGACAGAGTACAAGCTACATATATTAAAAAACCAGCAGATGTAATGTGGAATTTTACATCAGCAAATGGTTATTATGAATATGATAATACAAACTCTGTAGACTTTGAGCTAGATGATACAGAGCAAACAAATATTATACTACAAATATTAATGTACGCTGGGGTTGTTATAAAAGACAGAACTATAATTGAAGTTGCAGCTGCAGAAGTAGCTAAAGAACAACAAAATCAAAGATCATAATGGGTTTAATAACAGAAACAAATCAACAATACTACGCTGGATCACAAGGTTTCAGAGGTAACAACGCAAACGACCAAAATCAAAAATTTGTTACTAGTTTTGATACAGATTTAAAAATGGGTAGCGCAGATAGTTGGAATCCTACAAATGCTGATTATGTTTTAAATAATTTTAAAGTTTATACTAGTTCTAATGGTTTTGCTGGTACATGGTTAGAGTGGACAACAGCGATGTCAGTAGGATCTGACGGTAAAACATTAACGTTAAACGCTTCTCCAGGCGCTAACATATATATAGTTGTTCAATTAAAATCTTTAAGTGGCGGTAAATATGGTAACACAGATAATGAAAAAGCTTTTGGGCAAACTGTAGAAGACAACTATGGTAGTTATGCTTATGTTAAATTAAATGATATTATAAGTAATTTTTTAGTAGGTTACGTGGGTAAAGATAAATTAATACCAGAAGCTAAAAGAACAGATATAATATTTCACGCTAAAAGAGGTTTGCAAGAATTTAGTTATGATACATTAAAAAGTATTAAATCTTCAGAACTTACTGTTCCAGACTCACTTTCTTTAACAATACCTCAAGATTATGTTAACTATGTTAGCTTATCTTACATAGATGGTATGGGTGTAAAAAGACCCTTGTATCCTAATAATAATTTAACAGGAAATCCTTATTACACTTTTTTACAAGATAAAGCAGGTCAACCAATACAAGATAGTCATGCTGAAAACGCTGAAGGTACTTCTATAACAGAAGAAAGATGGTCTACAGCTAACACTAGACTTATAAATGGTAGTTGGTACAATGATTGGGAAAACTTTGGAAAGAGAAGGTAGGTTTACTTTTTCTAGTAATTGCGTTAACAAACTTATAATAATAGAATATCTATCTGATGGTTTAGCTTATGACATGGATACTAAGGTGCCTAAGATGGCCGAGGACGCATTATATGCATATATACTATATAATATATTAGCAGGTAGAGCAAATGTACAAGAATACATAGTTCAAAGATTAAGAAAAGAAAAAAGTGCTAAGCTAAGAAATGCTAAAATAAGACTGTCTAACATTAAACTTGACGAAATAGTACAAGTTATGCGAGGTAAGTCTAAATGGATAAAACACTAAAATTAAATGGCAGAAGGTAAAAATAGTTTCATTAAGTCTAAAATGAATAAAGACTTAGATGAGCGATTAATTCCAAATAACGAATATAGAGATGCTACTAATGTAGCTATTTCTAGATCAGAAGCTAGTGACGTTGGTGCGCTAGAGGCTATACTTGGTAATCAATTAGTAGGAAACGCAACTTCAGCTGCTGCCGAAATAATAGGATATGTAGTTGACGATACTAATCGTGTTGTTTATTATCTTAAAACAGATCATAATTCTAACTCAGTAGCACCATCAACTGCTAATTGTTCTATTGAAATGATAACTTTAGGTAATCAAACAGGTACTACAACTGTTTTAGTTAGTGGTAGCTGGTTGAATTTTTCTAAATCACATCGCGTTACAGGTATTAATTTAGTTGAAGATTTACTTTTTTGGACAGATAATAGAAACCAACCTAGAAAAATAAATGTAAATAGAGCACAAAGTGATTCTAGTTATTATTATAACGAAGATCAAATATCTGTTGCTAAATTTGCTCCTATAAATCCACCTGAGTACATAAATTTAAGAGACACAGAAACTAATTGGTACGGTACTCCGGATTTAAAGCCATCAACTATGAGTGATGCTTCAGATCCATCAACAGTTAGAGCTAATATATTAACAGTTTCTAATGAAAACTTAGCTGTAACAAAATATAGAAATGGAGATCAAATAGATGGTCCTTTGTTTACAGTTGCTGAGTGGGATGCTAAAGACTCTGCTCAAGTAGGCGCGTATTGTATTTATGAAGACTATACTGGAAACGGAGTGACTTATGGTTTTTTATATAATAAATGGGCGGTTATAGATCCTAGAGGTTTAGCTCCAATAGGTTTTAAAGTTCCAAGTTTAGCAGAATGGACAACTATTGTACAAGCTGATTCAATGACTCAGCAAAAAAGTATAAATTATTGGGCTAATAATCCAGGTAACAACTTATCAGGTTTAAATGTTAGACCTGGAGGCTATAGACCAAACACAAATTCTAATACTTTTCAACATATAACTGGTCAGGCTTTTTACTGGACAAGCGACTCTGCTGCTGGATCTAATACTCCTTTTGTTAAGTATAGTGATACTACCGCTGCTACGGCTGATGTGTCTGGTCAAACAGATACTAAAGCGGGTATGTCTATAAGAGTTATAGAAGACGCAAGTCAACAATACCAAGGTTGGAACGGTGATGAAGATTTTTTAACAGAAAAATTTGTTAGATTTAGTTATAGATTTAAATTTGATGACAATGAATATTCTGTAGTAGCACCTTTTAGTCAAGATGTTTTTATACCTTTTCAAGAAGGTAAATTTGTTAATGATGACGAAAACCAAGCTTTTATAACAACAGTTGTAGAATTTATGACTAATTCTATTAACAATGCTGTTTTAAATATACCTTTACCTTGTATTGATATAATAAATAAATATAAAATAAAAGCAATTGATATTATATTTAAAGAATCTGATAAATTATCTTATCAAGTTTTAGAGTCAATAACAGTTGATCAAGACTTTATAAATAATTTAAACAATACTAATATATATAAGTATAACTATCAGTCTACAATTCCAATAACTACATTGCCTTCTTTTGAAACATCAAGAGTTTTTGATAAAGTTCCAGTACAAGCTTTAGCTCAAGAAATTACTGGTAATAGAGTAATGTATTCTAATTATTTAGAAGGTTGGACAGCTCCTAGATCATTAGATTATTATGTTGATGTTACTAACAAATCACAACAGCAATTTGTAGAATATCCTCAACACTCATTAAAACAAAATAGAAACTATCAAGTAGGTGTAGTTCTTGCAGATAAATTTGGTAGACAAACAGATATAATATTATCTTCTCAAGATGCTAAATTAGATTCTGAAGGAAAACCTCAGGCGGGTTCTAATTATTTTAGTGATTACAAACCATTATCTTTTACTAATGATATAGACGCTTGGACAGGAGATACTCTTCAAGTTAATTATCTACAGCCAATACCAGAAGATGAATCTGGCGCATATCCTGGCGCTTACGCACAAGGCAATTATTTTACTGTTAAAATGGAGGCAACTACTGATGCTAGGTATCCTTATTTCTGGAGTAATAGTTCTCAGTATTTTACAGCAACTGCAAATCAAACAGTTTTTACAACACAAGCTATTGATTACGCAGATTCACAAGCTAGCGCAAATACACTAAGTGTTTATGTTAACAGCGGAGATGGTTATGTTTTAAGAGATCCGTCTGATAGTAACTTGGGTTATGCTGTTTCTGATGTAACAGGAAAAGTAAGAATAACTTTTACAAATGGAATAACTGTAAATCATAATGTAAAAGTGCAATTACTATACACTGCGCAAAATCTTTATAGTTATACAACTTCTAGTGCTAGTGCCGCTAGACCTTTGTTTCCAGAGTTTCCTGCACAATGGGAAAACTACTTTGGAGTAGGTAAACACTTATCTGGACAATACATGGATTATACAGAAATAGTTTCAGCTACTCCAACAAGTGATACAGACGGTGTTTATAAGGTAGACTTTATGACTAAAGAACAAGTAAATAAAAGTTACCTATATAATGGAGCACCTACAACTAGACCTGAAAAAACATGGACCAATGGAACGGAAGAAGTATTTGCTACATATGATATTAATGTAAAAGGTTTTTATAGCTACAAGTTTGGTGTTAAACAAATAGAACAAGATTATTATAATGTTTATTTACCTGGTATAATAAATGGTTATCCAGTTGTAGGTGAAACCTTAGAATTAGATGAAATAGGTTTTATAACTTTAATATCTGATAATATAAATAAAGTACCTAGAGATTTACAGTCAGTAGGTCCAAGAGATGTTCAATTTACTAGTGATGCTACAGTTTATCCAAGAGTTACTAATATAGTTCATGTAAATTCAGCACCAGCTGGGTTTTTTGCTGTAAATAAACAAATAGATCCAGCTACTTCGCCTGATAAAGTAGAGTTAATAGGTACTGTTAGTGATTTATTTCCTGCTCCA